GTAATTTGAAGGGCAGCATTGACCCTACAAACATTACCGAAGATGCAAATGGTGTCAGCATTGAAATCAAAATGGCATCGTATTGGGAAGACGTGGAATACGGAACAAAGCCCGGCAGAAAAGTTGATATTGCTTCCCTTGAAAATTGGATAAGAAATAAACGCAGCGTTTATCGTGAGGTAAAGCCAAAGAAAGGCCAAACAATGCAGGAAGCAGTCAAATCTTTTGCGGTGGCTATTGCAGGAAAAATACACAGCAAGGGTACAATCAAGCGTTTTGGTTATAAGGGTAGCCGATTTATTGGGGATGTGTTAAATCAACAAACCATTGAGAGCATTGGGCAGCATCTTGGGGAAATGTTAGGTAAGCCGATTTCTGTTTACGTTACCAGTGATACCACTACATAGGTAGGCGAAAACCTACTTTTTTAAGTAATGGCAATCACTATCAATACCGAGCCGAATGATGTCGCCCCGGTTTATTCGGATGTTTCATACGTGGTCACTTCGACCAACTACGCACAGGCAAATTTCAAGTTCATTGCGGTTATAAAAAACGCATCAGGAACTACCATAGCCAAACTGAAAGCCCCGATATTTCATGGAACTACGGACAAGGGTGTTTTCAACATCAGCCGCATCCTGCAAAACTACGTGACCTACGATTTTACACAGGGACTTGCGGCTATATCAAAATGCACCAATTCTTATTTGGCATACAGCGTGGAATTTGGTGAGGAATACGGCGGCACAGAATATCTTGCACTTGCATCCGACACGGGTAAATATGTTTGGAACGGGTTGTTTAATTTGTATGGAAGTGAAACCACAGCGACATACCAACTGCCATTGTCTGGTAGTGCGCAATTCCTGACCCGTGTACGCACTCGCAGGGTATCACTCGCACAAGCTGACTACCTTTACTTTTTACGTGGCAACGTAGCAAGTGGAAGCGACATGAAGATAATTGCATACGATGCAGCAGGAAACACCACGACCAGTGTTATTGATAATGACTTCACAGATGCAGGGGAGAAATCGGAGTTTTTACTGCGTTGTCCTGCCGGGCCTGATAACCTAAACGATGTAGCATCAGGGGAATTGGTTAGCGGCACAGCGGGTAATATCATTCCGGCCAATACCAGTTACTACACGATGCAGATAATTAACGCATCAAATGACCCACAAACAGAATTGTACCGCTTTGATGTGGTTGAGGAATGCAGCAAATACAGCCCACAATATTTATATTTCCTGAACCCCTTGGGTGCGTTTGAAAGTGTGCGGTGCAGCATGATGTCACGTGACAAATACAACGTGAGCAGAAAGCAATACAAGCGGAATAACTACACGCTGACAGGAAACACCTTTGCATACGATACAAGTAAGCACGGCATGACAACCTATGCAACCGAAAAGACAAAGCAAGTGGTGCTGAACACCAACTGGTTAACAGAAACAGAATTTGAGTGGTTACAAGATTTGATTGCATCTCCTGTGGTGTTTCTGGGAAACACCCCGGTCAACATTACCGACACCAGTTATGAGGTAATGGACTACATTGATGGCCCGAACAACTTGCAAATCACAGTTGAATATACAGAACCTGAAAGGTTACAAAACGCATGAACAACGTAAGACTTGTATGTGGTGGGTATAGCGTTGACCTGCCTACCGATTTTGGAATACAGATAAATAAATCCATTGCTGACATCCGTGAACCCGAAAGCAGATCATCGGATTGGACAAAGACATTTACTTTGCCGGGTACAAAGACCAACAACAAGCTGTTTACGCATCTGTTTGATTTGAACTTGTCCATCCGCAACACCACATCCACCAATTTCAGCCCTGATTTCAACCCAAACCTGAAAGCCGATGCGCTACTGACCGTTGATGAAGTCACACAGATAGAAGGTTTTATCCGTTTGTTGTCGATTAAGGTTAACGACCTGAACCAAATTGAGTACGAATGCTCAATGCACGGGGAGTTGGCTGACCTTTTTGCAAAGATTTCGGATGCCGAATTAGAGGATTTGGACTTCACCGAATACAACCACGTGCTGAATGCCACCAATATATTCAATTCATGGGACACTTCGATAATCAAAAACAGCAGTGGCTATGTGAATTTCAGCAGTGGTTCACCCATTGGTGAGGGTTATGTCTACGGATGGATGGATAATGGCACTTATGCAGATTATCAAAACTTAAATGCTGATGACCTGACCATTTATGTGTATGCCAAAAACGTGGTGGATAAGATTTTCAGCGGCACGGGTTATTCATACAGCAGCGGCTCATTCTTCAACACATCCCTTTTCAAAAGGTTGGTTGTTCCGTGTCCATCTCGTGTGCCTTTGTTGAGTGAAGCACAGGCGCAGCAAAGATTGTTTGAAGCTGAAATACCAACAGCAAGTGGCACAACATATTCAGCAGGACAGAAAATTGCTTTTCCAAGTGAGGTATCCGACCCATCAAATCAATACAACCCTACAACATCTGTATTTACAAACGGGTATTCAGGGCAATATTATGATTTCTTTTTTGACACGGATGCCACAATCACATCACTTGGCGGTGCTACATCTGTAAAGGTTCTATACGGCATTTATGTAAATGGCTCTTTGGCCGTGCAAATGTCCACATCAGCAAATGCAGTAAGTGGAACGGTATCAATAAATGATATTATATTCAGGTCATTAAAATTGCCTTTAAATGCTACGGTCGAAATATACCTGATGCAAATACTTGACAATGACACAGGGCAGACAATATCACCAACGTACACACAGAATGCAGGTTCAAGATTTTACAATGGTATTGTTGATGGTAAGTTCGGCTATGGTGAAACAATAGACTTGACCGGGTTCTTTGGCAACACACAAGTAAAACAGCGTGAGTTCATGAAGTGGATATTTACCATGTTCAATCTCTACGTTGAGCCAACTGAAATAGACAAGAACCTTGTCATACTGCCACGCGAAGAATTTCTTACAAATGAAGTCAGGGATTGGACAGAAAAAAGGGATTTGTCACAGCCCCTTGAAATCATTCCTATGGGTGAACTTGATGCAGGTAAATATCAATTCAGCTATGCGGAAGGTGATGACGATGGGAATAAATACTACAAAGAAGATTTCAGCAGAATTTATGGGGATAGGCAGATACTTGTCTTGAATGACTTCGTCAAAGAGGAAAAGAAAATTGAGATAGGTTTTCAGCCGACAATGATTATCAAGCCACAGAACGAACCTGACAAATATCTACCCGACAACAACACCCAAAGTCAAGATAATAAAAACGGCAAGTTAAGACTGCTGCAATACAAGTCAAAAACTTGTCAGCCGTATAGGGTTTATAACGGAACGAAAACAGCATCCACTACCCCTGCATCCAACTTGAAAACAATCTACCCATACATGGGCCACCTCAATGACCCGTTGGCTTCATCAAGTGATTTGAACTTTGGGCTGCCACGTTGGATTGGATTGCCGGGTGGAACACCGGTTACCAACGCAAACCTGTACAATGTTTATTGGTCAAAGTATATCAACGAAATTACAGACAAGGACAGCAAGTTGGTAAAGGGTAGTTTCTACCTTACCCCTGCTGACATGGAAAAGCTGTCGTTTCGTGACTTGTACTTTTTCGATGGCAATTACTTTCGCCTGAATAAGATTGAGGACTATGACCCGATAAATCCATCGGTAAATATCTGCGAGTTTCTGTTCCTTAAAACAGGGCCTACATTCACAGCAACAACAGGAAGCGTTGGCGGTGGCGGTACGCAGTCAAGTGGTGGAGGAGGTGACGCACAGGAAACCGAAAGAGATCCAATAGGTAGCGGCAACCTTCCCGGTAAGGTAATTCAAAACAAAGGGTTTTCGCTGGGTGATTTTAATGCGGTGGGTGATGCGATTGTATCGGGCGATGCGGTGACAAACTACGGCAGGGCAAATGCTGCCTTTGCAACAAGTGGCACAACCTTCCTTCCCGATAGTGAACGCAGCATCGTAATTGGTGAGGGTGTGCAAAATGTAGGCGCTGATGAAGTGTGGTTGCAAGGACAGTTGATGACACCAAATAATTTCGGCACAAATCGTTTTGCTTTCCCGCCTAACAATTATAATATTGACTTACATGACGATATAATTATTTCGCTTGGAACAGGCAACCACACATTGACATTGCCTGACGCATCCACCGCATCCAACAAATTATATTGGATTGTAAAAAAAGGTGCGCAGGGAACACTCACCATTGACGCATACGCAGACCAGTTGATTGACGGGGCGGCAAATTATACAATAAATAATCATTACGGAACAGCTTGTCTTGTATGTGATGGAACAGAATGGTACGCATTAACAAACAAATAAAATGGCAACAACCACAGTAGCAATAAATTTAGAAGCCAAAACAACTGGCACGGATAGCGTTAAGTCGCTGAAAGCACAAATCAGGGAAGCCACCAACGAAGCAATCGCACTCGCACAAAAGTTTGGTGAATTTTCACCCGAAGCGACAAAGGCAGCGCAGCGAGTTGCTGAACTAAAAGACCAGATGGAGGACTTTCAGCAGAAAGTTCAGGCATTAAACCCCGACAAGTTTAACCGAATAAACACCATAGCCAAAGGAGTGGCAAATGGTTTTCAGGCGGCACAGGGTGCAATGGCCTTGTTTGGTGCTGAAAGCGAAGATGTGCAAAAGGCCTTGTTAAAAGTTCAGGGTGCAATGGCACTCGCACAGGGATTGGAAGGACTGGGTGAAGCAGGTAAGCAATTAAAGACACTTGGTGAACGTGGCATTGAAGCATTCCAAAAAATGACCACTGCATCCAAAACGTTTATGCTTACCGGAGTTGGTCTTTTGATTACTGCACTTGGAACGGTCATAGAATATTGGGATGACATTGCCGTTTCGCTTGGCTTTGCCAAATCCGAAATGGAAAAGATGAATGACCAAATCAACATTGCTGGTCAGGCCACAAGAACCCAGGCCAAGGATTTGAACTTCTATAATAGCGTTGTTCAGGACACCACGAAGTCGGAAGCCGAAAGGAAGTTTGCTCTTGAAAAGTTAAAGGAAGCGGGTATTGAAACAAATGACATAAACCTTGATAATGCGGACTCAATGAAAACATTGACTGACCGCACCAAAGAAAATATATTGGTAATTGCCCAACGTGCAAGGACAGAAGCAGCAGCCCAAATATTGCAGGAAAAAACCAAGCGTTTATTGGAGCTTCAAAACAGCGACCTTGACGAGCAGACTTCTTCATGGGATAACTTTTACGCTGGGGCAGTTGGTGCTTTAATGGGCATAGACAAAGGTGCGCAGGAATTAGGGAAAAGGGGTTTGAAAAATCTGCAAACCGCACAACAGGAAGTTACCCAAGCGCAGGGTCTTTACGACAAGCAATTAAAGGCAGGATTTCCAAATGAAGCGAAGGCGTTGGAAAATCAGGAAAAGGCAAAGACTGCAATCGAAAAAAGAAAAAAAGCCCAAGACGATGCAAACGCAGCAGCAGCCAAAGCAGCACAGGATGAAAAGGCAAGGCAAGATGAACTCAAAAAGCGTTCCGAACAACTTATATTGGATGCTGAATTGGTGGGTAAAACCGAAGTTGAACGTGCTGAAATACTTGCCAAGCGTAAATTTACAGCCAACGTAAAAGGATTTAAGGAAGGTTCAAAAGAGTATTTGGCAGCCGAAAAGTTATTCAATGATGAAGTACGGATTGCACAGGAAAAAGCGGCAACAGAAGAAAAATCACGAAAGGAAAAAGAACAGGCCGATGCAATAAAGGCAACCGATGACTATTACAAAAAACAGCAGGTTGCACTTGTCGGCAACAACGAAGCACTCGCACAACTTGAAGTTCAGCGATTGGAAGCCCAGTTGGAAAATGCCAAAAAATTTGGACAAAGTACTGTTGATTTAGAATTACAACTTGCACAAAAGCGAAAGGAAATAGGCGACAAACAAAAAGAGGATGAAAAGCGCAAAGAGGAAGCCATACAATCAATTCGCATGAGTGGATTGCAGGGTGCTTCCGACGCACTCAATGCGCTGTCAGGTTTGATGAAAGAGGGTAGTGATGCACAAAAGGCATTCGCAATCGCAGCCATTGCAGCCGATACAGCAAAGGCGATTTCATCCACAATAGTTGAAGCACGTAACACCGCACGAAACATGACGGCAATGGGTGTTCCTGCTCCCGGCCCACAGATTGCAGGTGCTGCCGTGTACGCATCAGGATTGGCAATGGTATTAAGTAATGCAAAACGTGCAAGGGATATTTTGCGTGGCGGTAGTGCAAGTGGTGGCGGTGGCGGTAGCGTTGGTGCGGTAGGTGCTGCCCCCGGTGCAATGACCCCACTTACAGGCGGTGCGTTACCCGAAGAAGGTCAGTTCGGTGGCATGGGCAGGGTGTACGTTCTTGAAGGCGACATCACCAAAACGCAGACAAGAGTCCGCAGGTTAAGAAATACAAGTGTCGTTTAAACCTACTTTTAAAGATATGGAATTACCAGTGTACAAAATTGTGGTCAATGA